TCAGCTGGCAACTCACTGATGATGATATAAACGGGGTAGCGCTTTTCCTGGAGAAGCTTGGCCTGGTCAAGCAAAGGAGGTAAAAACATGACAAAGCTAACAGAACAAGCCATAAGGATGAAGCTGGCTAAGGTCGGTCTGGAGCTTATAAAGAAATGGGTCGATGGCCGGCTATATCATGTGAGGGTTTCTCCTTTTATCTCTACCTTTGATAATATCATAGCGTCCTTCAGGTCCCTCAAGGAGCTAGACGCGTGGTTTAACGAGAGGTTCAAGGATAAGGAGACCATGCTCAACTGGATTGACAAAACGGATATAGACGAAATTACAATACGGAGAATACAAAGTAAAACCCGTGCTAGCGAGGATGAGGTCATAGAGCGGATAAAGATGTTGAAAAAGGTTATCGTCCGCGAAAAAGGAGTGTTTCCGTTCGGAATGTATATCGGGTGGTCATATGAGAATAGGTTAATCTTAGCTCTGGTGCCTGGTTATTCGCCAAAGTTCATAAAAAAGTGTCTTCAGGAGGTAGGCATAGATGAGTGGTTTGACGCTGTGATAACCATATAGGATGTAAAACCATGAATAAAACCCACCCAGCAAATTTTGCTGGGGCCGGCTATGACCGCGCCCCCTATGACTATTACATCACGCCACCGGACGCGGTCATGGCTTTGCTCAAGGAAGTGGGCTACCGGTTCTCCACTGGCGATGTAATTTGGGAGCCAGCCTCAGGGAACGGGGCCATCTCACGCATTCTGGAAAAGGCTTACCCGGAGTGCAAGATCATCAGCTCAGATCTCAGAACAGATGAGGATGTCTATGGCGAGAAGGGAGTTGATTTTCTCCGTGCAGAGCGCGATGTTGACTGGATCATCACGAACCCCCCCTTCAACTTGGCCCTGGAATTCGTTCTCCATGCGCTCAAGCACGCCCGGAAAGGGGTTTATATGCTCATGCGGGTCTCATTTCTAGCAGGGATAGAGAGATATAATCAGCTGTGGGGCCGCAAGAGCTATGAGATCGGAGGTAGGCTACATACGCTATATGTTATCCCCTGGCGCCTGAAGATAAGGAGTGGGTGGGATAAAACTGAATACCTCTCCACCAGCATGGTTGACTATGCCTGGTTCTACTTTGTCAACTACAAACAACTTGCTCTACATGAACCTATAATCATGTGGTTGGAAAAGCCAAAGGGGATAGGAGACCTTTTTGATGACTAAGGAGGCTTGACTTTTGCACCATTCGCAACATGAAAAAATAATCGTAGTTTGATGCTTACTTATTGGGGAAGCTTTAATATCAAGTTCCCTTTTAGTGTGGGATTTCTGAGGTTGGCTCTGAAGGTGGTAGCCTGAGGGTATTCAATAGGGGTAGGATCGTAGGCTTCCACAGAAACAATATCAGAATACACAGTGTTTTTCCCATCACTAACTTTACATCTTACCTCCCAATCCCCTACTGATGGTATAGTCCATTTTAGAGTAGGATCTGTGGCCCCGCCAATTGTATTCCAGGTTCCAGCACCAGCGGCCCTATAATACCACTGATACTGATAGGTTTCTGTTCCCCCAAATGCCTCACATGTGAAATTAACGGTATGGGGATGGGGACCAGCCGCGTCATCGCAGTAAGCTCTAGCTATAAGGGGTGGTTCATCAACCAGCTCATACTGAAAATCAGTGTCCAAAATAGTTGGATTGCCATAGGCGGTCAAATCCCAGTCTGACCCTCCTGAGCCATAATTCTTTCCGGGATTACTGGGATCGCGGTAATCATATAAGCACAAAACATCATTCTCAGTAAGGCCGTGTAGTTTTAGGAATTCTGTAGCTTTGAGATTTGCATTGGGAATATATCTTGGAAAATCAGCAAGAAAGCTCGGCACAGCATCATGAATTATACAATCACCCACATCACCAAGAAATCTTTTAATACCACTACCATAATCGTATTGTCCTATATTTACACCGAAGTATACACTGTTGTTTTCAATGCGCCCAGTTATACCAGAATATTTCCCTGCAAGTGTTCCATTAAGGTATACACAAAGAATATCGCCATTCCAAACCACATCAATAGTATTTGACCCGATTGGTGCTGTTAGGCCTGTAGAGCTATACCAGCTTGGAAGGCCCAGAATGGTAATCTTACTTGTGTTAGATGTTGCAGATGATACGCGTATCAGATCCCCACCATAGCTAAGGTCTTGGAAATATGTAATTTCAATCTTCCCTGTATTGGCCACTATATGAAGCACAGTGCGAGAGTCAGCTTGCGGGAACTCATTTATTTTACTCGCAATCCTGACCCAGCACGCTGACAAGCTAGGGTAATTTCCAGCTGGCCATGCCTTTCTGAGATATTGATTTCCATTCAGACGAAGCATTTTACCAGAAAGCTGTAAGTAAGCCATTTCTTACCTCCTTGTTATGACCTGCACAATTATGGCCCCTAAGGCCCCGGCCGCTCCCCCTATAATCCCTGAGAGAAGGCCAGGGAGCCAATAGAGCTTAGCCTTCCAGGTTTCTATGTCTCTTATCCGGGCTTCATGGTCTTCTACATCTTGGCAAAGGCCGTTGTTGAGCTTGGCCTCTATCCTGGCCAACCGGGCATTAAGATCATTCAGCTGGCCTAAGATTTGCAAAACCTCATCATGGCTCATGATCTCACTCCTTTGTGTCAGGTGTTGGATGTAGGTCATCGGCTACGGTGTCAACGAATTCTATGGCCGTGTCAAGTTCAACGCTTTCCGATGTGTTGTCAGTATATTCTACCAGCACTGCAAGTGAGAAGACATAGCCAGTATCTTGATAACCATCAACAGAGTTCTGGCCGAAGAAGTCGGTCAATAGAGGGAATTTTAGAGAGCGTTCACTTGTGGCAGTTGCGGGTATTCCTTTGTCGGTTCCATGTGTTCGTTGCCGGACCCCATCATGCACAATAATCCAGATGTGTTGAACATAGCTTCCATTTAGGGCACGGCTGAAGCCGTTTACATTAGCGTATAGCCAGCCCCCTATTCCGCTGGGAGCTCCTACATTTCGTCTGTCAAGAACCTTAATCATTAGTCTCAAAGTTTATGGCTAGTGGTTGATCCTTTTCAACCTTGTCGCGGAGTGTCCAGAGCCGGTTGATACCTTTTTGCTGGGTATAGTGAAGCCCTATGAGAAGTAAGATTTTTGCTAGTTGGTTAGAGGTGAGACGATATTCCTGGGTGATCTTAAAAAACAGCTGACATTCCTCCTCACTGAGATCGCCGGTATAGATTGTAATGTATTTGGCTGGTGGTGTTCCGTATGTTGGAGGCTCTGAAAAGCCAAATTGCTTGGCAAACTTGTTTCTGCCGACCATGAGGAAATCAGTCGCTAGTTTCCGCTGGTCTTCCGGTGATAGTTTGCCATAACGGCTTGTCCACATGTAGAGTAGGATGAGTCTACCTTCCCTTTCCGAAAGGAGAAGGAACCTGAGCCAGCTACGCCAAAGGTCATCTATGACCCTTCTGAGTCCAGAAGTTAGCTTGGCCATAGTTGAAATTATACTGCTTGATTTATACTTGGCGCAACCTTTATAATTTCTCCATGGCTAAACGGCGAGGTAGACCGAGAAACCTGTCGGTTGATTACTTGAAAGAGAAATATCAGGCTATTGTTCATGCAGTCGTGCGAGAAGCCGATCCTGATTTTAAGAAGGTTTTGGCCGAAGAAGGTTTCCCTAGCAAACAGAGCTTTGAAGATAGGGTTCTTCGGCCTCTGAAAAAGACCTGGGGGGATTTTTATCGGGATGTTTTTGATCTCTCCAATGAGGCCATAGGAGTTATTTCATTGGAGCCAATAGCGGCTCTTTACATGAAGATACTCGCTCAAGCCGATAAAGCACTTGATCGTCTCAATCAACTAGCCGTAGAAGACCCAGAAGAGGCAGAGAAGTATAAAAGGGTAATTGGTCCTATACTTAGTATGGTTCCTCAGGTCGGAGGGAAACTGACTGAGTTGAAGAAGTTCCAGATGACTCTCAGGATGAACATTGAGGACAAGGAGGAGGTTAACTTAGGGAGTGATATAGAGGTGTGAGACATGGCTAGGCAGGATTTCTACAAATTCCGTCAGCATTATGACCAGTTGAAGCGTGTTAAGGTCTTTCGTGATTTTGTTCTTGATCCCGCGCAGACACTTGCTTTTAGAGCCAGGATGCGTGGCGGTAAGCCATATGAGGTTGTTCTCCTGGTAGCGGGGCAGGGAGCGGGAAAGACTTTCCTACTTCCTATCTGGTTGTTTGCAAAGGCTTACCAGTATCATCAAAATGGTTATGATAAACAGAAACCTTTTGTAGGTCTTATGGGAGGTCCTGATGGTCCTCACATTCAACAGGTCCTTATACCCAAGCTGATTGAGACTTTTGGTGGAATGGGAGCATTTGATCTGTATCCTTCTCTGGGAAAGTTGAAGAAGGGTTCTTCTCCAACATCTGGTTTCATTCAACTTAGCCCAACATTTTGTAAAGGCACAATTTATTTTAGGCACCTTCAAGAAGGCCTTAAGATACAAGGCCGACATCTTAACGGAATGGTGATTGATGAGGTTGATATTGCTTCTCACGATACCAGTTATAATATTAGTGAAGAGGTCTGGAAGGTAATCAGAGACAGGACGCGGCGTTATCACAGGGAGATATTGATGGGAACTACACCCTATAGATTGGGTTGGGTCTATTATGAGATTTACCTTCCCAGTAGGAAAGTGCAGTTTAGAATTTATTTCAGAGATCAGCTGGGAAGGATAATAGACCATGAAAAGTGGCTTGAAATGGGAGCAGATATTTATGCTGAGGCAAGGTTAGGCAAGGCAGGAGCCATGAAGGCTTTCGCAAAGTTCAAGGAGGAATACCAAATGGATTGGGAGGCAGTATTGAAGTCTGAGGGTGTAGAACCATTCTTGAGTATCATATACCCCAATATTCTTTCACCTTATTATCCGCCAGAAGCTCACATAGAAGCGTATCTTTATGCCAAAGCCGATGGAGATTTGGGACGCTTCAGGATGTTTGCTATGGGCGAATGGATCGTGTCGGATACTTTGATTTTCGGTAAGTATATTACGCCAGATATAATTGTCAGCGAAGACCCTCCACATAGTAAAGATGTATGGGTTGGGGTTGACTTTGGGTTTGGTGAAAGTCCAAGTGCACTTTGTTTCGTATCTAAGACCAATGACGGCAAGTGGTATGTTGTAGCAGAGTGGCAGGGGCATGAACAGCCAGAGGATACGGCTAATAGGTTAGTTGATACTTTGCGTAGAAATGGTTGGGAACCGGTTGAGATAAACTATGATGCGTCCGCACATGTTAACCGGTATAGAGCCGGACAGAATACTGACGAGGCTACAATAGCAAGAAAATTCTTAAATGCCCTTGAATATGGTGGGATCAAACGCACTATTTGCCGTGGTATTCTTGCTAATAGGGCTGAGAGCTTTGGTCATGTAGTTGATGTAATGCGCCGCGGTGATTTATTATTATCAGCAGGCGCAAGGATGTTGAGAAATCAGCTAGGAACAATGGAGAGAACGGACTTGCCTTCTACGGGAAGGAGAAGCCATGCTTTTCACTTGATTGATGCACTCAGAATGGCAATTTACACAACTGAGGAGAAGCGTGCCCGCGAATTTCATTCCCAAACAGGAATAAGTTCAATCAGGGTAGTGCGTCGTGGAGTCAATAGGATAGGGCACCGGGGGAGGTTTGCTGAAGTGAGAAGATACATAGAGGAGATACGATGATCTGGATATACATGGTTGCAGGCGCCTGTGTTTTGTGTTATACTTTGGCGCTGATTTGGTCTGTGTGGTTTGTAATGAAGTCGGTTTACCGGGATGGCTACAAGGCCGGCAGAGGATTTGTGCCGGAAAAGTTTCCAAAGTCAGAAGTAAAGATCAAGAGGAGGACACGATAAATGGCCGATATCTCTGAGGAAATCACGCCGATTGCTCGGCGTCTGGAATGGACGAGGGCGAAGCTGACACCGCTCTGGAATATGAGCAACTTGTTTGCAGATTATTATCAGGGCTTGCAGACTAAAAACTCCACACAAGACAGCATTCAGCGTTCGGTTGTTTTGGGCGATGAAGATATTAACCAGTTATCACTGGTATTTAACCGGATTAGGTTCAATTGTAATGCTGTAGTGGCCAAGCTATTAGAGTATTTACCGCGTGTGCAGGTAAACCCTACTACCACTGACGAAGATGATGTGCTTCAAGCTGAGGCCGCCGAGAAGCTAATCAACGCGGTTTTAGAGCAAAATCATTTTTCGGATGTCCTGTATCCGCTTTACTATTGGCTTCTTTTCGGTGGTCAGGCATTCTTTTATGTTCACGCCAGCAAAAAGAAGGGTAAACCAGTAATCTTTGTGGATGTTCCACATCCTCAGAATGTTTTATATGATCTTCAAGCCAGAGACCCAACTCTACAAGAAGCACGCTGGGCGGCCGTGGAAAGTATAGTCAATCGTGAGGATTTAAAGGCCATATTCCCCCGTTGGGCTAGTGTCATTGATAAAGTTCCTGTTCCCGAAGAAAGGGAGCCAGCAAGGATTACCAGTGATGCCGTTGATTGGAATGAGAATATTAAGATAATAGAATATTGGGAGAAAAGCACTCCTGCTCATCCTGAGGGGCGACATTTTATCCTTATGCATAAAGGAGGAGATAATTATAAAGAGAAGGATGAAGCTGAGTATGTAGTCTTAAATGAGACCTATGATGGTTATGGCCATGGTGAGTTGCCTGTCATTAGGGTTTTGTTGGATTATGGTTCTCGTTTTGTGGGGACTACTCCACTTTCAGATATGGCCGCAATCCAGGATGTTATCAATCTCATGTTGGCCAAGTATGTGGAGAATGTTGACTATTTGGCCAATCCTATTCTTTACTATGTGGACGGAGCGATAAGGGTTGAGGAAATTTCAAATGAACCTGGTCAGATATTGTCTGTTGACCCACAATTTGCTAATGCTAATCCTCTAGGCTTTCTTGTTCCACCACAGGTTGGCGAATCGTATTTTCAGGCATTTACGAGCTTGATGAATGGCATGGACATTCTAATGGGTCTTACACCTCTTGATCGTGGTGAACCCATAGGCCGCGGTGAAAGTGCAACTGCTTGGCAGATGTCAGAAGTCAATAGACAGAAGCTTTTTAGGCCCCGACTATTTACGCTTGCTTTGGCTATGAGGCGTGTAGCCGAGCAAATACTGGGCCTCGCGGCCGAGTTTATGAGAGGAAAGGATACTCTTTCTCAGCTAGTTGGAAAGGATATGGTTGATTATGCTAGGGAATTCTTGACACCAGAAAGAGTCTATGGGCCTGTGCCTAATATAAGTGTAGATGTAGGCCAGAACAGCATATTTAGCCGTGCACTAAGGCCAGAAATGACTATGGAGTTAGTGCAGAGAGGAATAATACCAATGCAAGACCCAGCTGTTTATCAGGCAATATCAGATATGGTCATGCGCGATCTTGGTATTGAGGTTCCGGGATTTAATCAGGCGCGTGAGGCTCAAAGGCGTCTGGCCCAAGAGGAAAACAGGCTTATTCTGGAAGGAAAAAGGTGTCCAGTAGCCGAGAGTGATGATCATGTAGTCCATATGACAATTCATAAACTTAGGGCCGCTCAGATAGGTATAGAAGAGAGAGAAAGCCCTGAGTTTAGAGAGTTAATGGCCCATATACAGGCCCATGATGATACTTACATGACTGAAATCAAGAAACAGGCGATTCGTCAGATAGGTTTGCAGGCAGAGCTGGCGACGCTAACTCAACAACTCCAAAAGCAGGTGCAGGAATCTATGGGAGTAAAGACCCCTCAGCAAGTATCAGGTGAACGAGGTGGGCGGCCACGGACAGCTGAAATCACACAAAACGCCCCATCGCCAGAAGAGGGAGTTGAAATACCACAAGGAGGTATAATATAATATGACCATGCCAGACGAAGAGAAAGATATAGCAACACAAGAACCTGAGGCTCAGATAGCACCTGAGCCAGAGGCCGTGTCTGAGATAGATATTTTCTCGGATATGGGGCTTGCTACACCAGAAGAGGAAGAGGCTAGAACCGAAAAACAAAAAACAGCTCCTACAACCGAGGAAAAGTCTGAAGCTCAAACCGAGCCTAAGGAACCAGAGCAATCCAAACCAGAAGAGGCCAAACCAGAAACCCCTACCCCTGAGCCTGAGGATGAATTCACTAAACTACTCAAAGAAAGGGCAGTTCAAGACGGGATGATCTCTGTTGTAGATGAACAGGGGAATATAGTGGGCATAATGCCTCTGCACGGGAAAATAACACTCAAGGTTGATGGCCAGGAAATCCCTTATTCCGTTGAGAATCTTATCAGGCAAGGCCAGAAGCTCCTAAAGGCGGACAAGGTTCTTCAGGATGCTGTTGAAATCAAGAAGAGGGAAGAAGAAGCCCGCAAGAAATACGATGAAGCCGTTAACCTGGTAATTTCAATCCCCGACTCAGGCGTTGACGAACTGCTTGTCGCGGCGAGGGAGTTCCTCAATCTTGATGCTGATGCTCCAGTTGAAGCTGTAAAGGCGGCCTTTAATGTGGAGAAGTTCCGTGAGTTTATGGTCAAAAGGGACGCGGCTCTAGTGGCGCGTCTTAATGATCTCCAAAGTTCCAGTGTGGCTCAGCTAGAGGCTCTCAATCAGCGTTTTACCCAAATGGCCATGGAGAAGGCCAAAAGCCAGGCCCCGCTTCTTTCCACCCTACTGGGCGAAAAGAACGCGGTGGGGTTGATACTAGGCTCTGCTTTTGGCGCTTTGCATGAAGAAGGTCTTCTCTATGATGATAAGGGCAAACCGCGTGAGTTGGCCGATGAGGTGCTTACCCAGCATTTGGAGAGTATCTCACAGGCCTTTGAAAAGAAGCTCACGAGTATGATTGAAGAGAGCTACAAAAAGGCGCTGGACAGGGAGATTGAAGCTCTCCGTAAAGACCCTGATTTCCGTAAACAGGTAGCGGAGGAATACCTTAAGGAACAGGGCAAACTGGAGAGCATTAAAACAGGTAGCGTAAGTGGCGAAACTCCTAAACCCATTGAGGATATAGATAGCCTCATGGAGGGTTTAGGATATAGGCTATGAGACGCTACAGGAGGTAAAAAGATATGGCAACGACACAAGGATATGCTGATTATCTTACGGGGAACAACACCATAGCGGTCGTGCACCGTTTGTTTGCGGCACAGGTATCGGCCACCGCCCCGTTGGCCTCCAAGATACCTGTTGTGAAAGCGCCCACTTATGGTCTCAGCGCAGATCATAGGTATCAGCTCAGGCGTAGGCTCTGGGAGGATATATCTACTAGCGCGGGAACTGGTTCAGGTGCGGCAGGTCTTGTAGGAGCAGGAGGCTCTCATATGGCGGCATATGCGCGTCTGGTTAAACTAGGAGCAGGCGTTGATGATGAAATAGAGATCATCAACGCGGCTCTGAGGGGAGATACGGCATTTCTCCAGAATGTCGCCCAGGTAAGCTCGGTTGAGGATTATGTCCGTCAGAGGCTATCCGCTAAAACCTATGGGATCGTTCATCACTACCTTTTCCAGCTGTATAGGGGAGACATCTTCAACTATGATGATAATGGCACTACCTTTGGATATGGTTATGGTGGAACCGAGATCGTGGATGCGAACTCCGGCCTGGTTTGTAGGGGCGCTATTGCCTTCTACCATGTCGGCACAACCAACGAAACCATAGCAACTCTAGCCAATGGTGGAACGATTCTCACTCTCAACGACCATATGGATGCCACCGGCAATAATTATGGCCGTGTGGGAGCTTACTATCTGAAGCCAGGTATGCTTTTGACGATATATAACAGGACAGGAGCAAATACCTATAGCCGGCTGAATGATGGCGGTGGAAGTGCGGGAGTAGTGAGGGTCATGTCTGTCATCAAACCCGTCGCTGGCCGTTTCCCCTATCAGGTCAAGTTGGGTTCTGTCTCAGGAGCCGCCATAACTCTTGCGGCTAACGCTAACCTTTACTTCACTCTTGCGTCCTACGACTATGATGGTAATGTCCAGGATAGCTGGTATGCTCATACTCTTCCTCTTTCTTGGGGAGCTGAGGATGCTGGCTACATCCATCTGGTTAACCGCGCTAATTACTCTGAGTTCAACGGATACAGCCTGGCCTTTGACCCGGCCGGGACTCTCTATGATCAGCTGAGGAGCCTGGTTGCTACAATCAAGGCCCAGTATAACCTTGTTGGCGGGGGAAGCGATATTGCTATCTTTTGCGATAGCTACTACATAGAACAGCTCAGGGATGAGGTGGCCAGCATGGCTCTTATGACATATAACCTGGCTGATTCTAAGGTGGTAGGAGACCCCTTCGGCACGATAAGCACGGTTGAGGTTGATGGTGTGCCGGTAATACCAGACCCCTATGTTGGCCCAGGTATAATTCTTATAAAGGCCGTGCCTCCTGTGAGATCAACAGCTGATAACCCGGTAGAGATTCAATATATGGAACCGCCGGAGCGGGCCATAGGCCTTCCCGCAAACAGCAAGGCTTATATCTTTAAGAACACCATGATACCTCCTTTCCTTGCCTGGATGGAGGAACCAAATGTGGGTAGCTCTTTCTTCCACAAGAAGGAAGGCTATGATGAGGCTTTTAACTACATGAACGGGTGGTTTGGCCAGGTCATAGCCGAGCCGGGGACCCTGGGCAAGATACATGGCATAACGCTGTGAGGTGAGTGATGGCCAAAAATAAGAAACAGGATACGAAGTCGCAGGAAAAGGGACCGCCTGAGAAGGAAATGATAGAGGAAACTTTCAAGGGCTATAATTTGGAGGCCCTTAAGAAGATCAAAAAGGAGTTTCCTCGTTTCGGTATCCTTCTTGCTGAGCTTCTGAATCTTGAGGAGGAGCTATGATCAGTATCTTTACACGGATAGGGAACCTTCTCAGAATGGGATTTGCTAAATATCCCGAAACCGCATGGTCATCTACCCTCAACCTAGCGCTAGGAACTGAAACTGCGCTTTACCTTATGGCTCCTGAGCTTGGAGATCGGCGTTTTGTGGTTAAGCGTGTGGCAATCATCCATGATTCTGCGGGCACTACAACTGATCACTATACGCTCCAGCTCAAGCAGGGACCATCCAACATAGGGAATAGCCTTGTTTTACTCTCGGGAAACAGTGAAAGCGTGGTGGAGCTATATCGTTTCACTCTTCCATCACAGGGTTCTCCAGGTAGGTCTGTTTCCCTAAAGGATGGAGAGTATCTGACCATAGCGGTCAGCACCACCGGAGCGCCTGCCGCCGCTCATCTGTCTGTCTTGATGGAGGGTGTGATAGTTTGACACTGAACGAGGTGGTTGGCCGGTTAATGGCTTATCTGGGCGAGCAAACCTTGCCCGATACCGGCAAAATTCACCTCTGGATGGGCCAAGCCAAAGCTAAGGTTCACGGGTTTATTGTGCGGAACAACCCGTGGGCTTTACTGAGGCAAACAACGATAACTGTGGGGGAGGGAGACAACACTATCTCCCTCCCCCGGTTTTCTGTTGCTTTGGAGGCCTTCATTCAACAGACAACTGATGATGATGAAACTTGGCTACCCTTGCCTATAAAGCCATATCGGGATACTCATAATATCGGGAACCCAGGACAAAGAGGATTTCCGAAACATCTCTTTGTAGCACCGGGGGGCTGGGGAAACCTTTGGCCTGTTCCTGACGGAAATTACCGGATTCGGTTTGGTTATGCGGCTCCTTTAGACGATTTCATTTGGGAGAATCCTAATGGAGATTGGGATATACCTCCTGAGTATGAGGACCTATTCATCAAAGAACTGGCTTATGCTTATGCGTTTGCTTATATTCGGGATTTTGGTGCGAGGCTCTCACTAATCAAACAGGATATTGTAGAAGCTCAAGAAGCACTCAAACGCACCTGGCCTGATTATGGAGGCAAGAAACACATCAGACGAAATATTTATCATAGAGGGAGAGCACTATGACGCTTCAGGAAGTTTTAGACGGCATTAGAAGATTGCTTAAAGACCCTGGCAGTGGAGTGAATGCTTATCATTCCAACGAATTTATTTATCAAATTTTCAACAACATTCAGAATAGGTTTGCCACAGGATTGCCGCCAGCAACCATGCCAACTCTACAAGCAAATGCCTTATTTGTTTACGCTAACCAGGTTATTACTAATTGGGCAAATGTAGCCATAGGAGAGATTACTAATCTTCCTAGCGATTTGGCTCAGCTATATGATGTGGTTTACTTTCACTATAATGGAGCAACAAATAGTGGCTATGACGAACAACCTTGCGATTATAATCCTGTTCTCTCTCCTTTCCAGTATGCAACTTATATTCAGCCTACAAGATTTGTGTCGATAGTTTGGTATGGACGATATGCTTTCCAAAATACTACTCCTGCAACTAATCAGCTTATAATTATACCTGCACTAGAAAGTAATGATTTACTGAAAATTGAGTATATCAGATTTCCCCTGCAAATGAACAATGGGACACTGACTCAGGATTGCGAGCTTCCTGCCCAGTTAATTGAGCCAGCTCAGAATTTCACTTGCGCTTTGATTCTCTTATCTAGTATGAGTCCAGATATAGCAGGAGGTCAGAGGTTCTTGCAGTTGGCTAATGGTTCTCTCCGAGAGTATATGCAGGCTCTCGGTTATGACTGGGAGGCATGGAAAAAATGGGCAGACAGCTTAACATCCCTATCGGTCCCTGGCCGATAGGCCATGTGTGTAGCCCCCTAGAATCTCTAGCTACGCCTCAAGCTATTCAATCAGCTCGTAATGTTCGGATTCGCCAGGATGGAGCTATAGTTCCAAGAGAGCTCAATAGTCCTAAGCTTACATTATCCGTTCCTTATTACCGGGTTTACAACCCTAAGCTGATTGGATTAGAGTATATTAACAATAATCTATATGGAGATGTTATTGTCATAGCTGAGGGAGACAACAATTATAATCTGGTTAGGTTGAGTGCTTTGGATACATCCGGGAATTTTCTCTATTCCAGTGTTCATCATAGAGGGAACAATATAATGAGTCGTGTGAGCGGAATTGCGTATCCGAACATAATTGGGAGAGCAACTTGGTATGCTGATGTGTTGGTAGTAGGACGCGCTATGGAAACCAGTATGACAGGAGGTTATACGGGTATAGGCTTGAAGAAAGAAGATTACAATTTCACTGGTCAAAGCATGGACAAGTGGAAAGAACAACCAGATATTTGTAAACCATGGGGGACATGGTGGCCTCTATTTGCTAATTGGAATGGTGCATTAGGAATAGGTAGCCCAGGTTCAATACCCTATCCAAATCTCAGATGTGTAGACGCGGCCGGAGAGGATGTTGATGCAAAAGGGAGTGCTTATTTTCATCATGGGACCAATCCTTATTATCTATCCAGAGTAAGATGTGCTAATTTGGGAACTTGGCCGCCTAATGATCTTAACATTACTTTGACCCAAATCGCAGTAGGTAGCACACAATACGCCCCATATAAGGGAATAGCAGGTATTAAACTTCAAGAAGGTGCTCTTGGGGATGTCATATTTGTAGGAGGGGGTGGTGGATGGGGTTATTGGACGATTGATCCATTAGGGTTGACATCTATTTTTATCAGTTGGACAAATACATATGGTATTTGTGATGTAGCGGTTTCAAGAAAAACATTAGGAACAGGTGAGAGTTGTAAGCTTTATGTTCTGAGGTCTGACGGGATAATTGAGCGCTATTCTGTCAGCTGGAATGGCGTTGCCATAAGTGTGGTATCAGATAACCTCACATATAATTTAGGGACAACGACGGCTCATTTGATAACTTGTGAAAACCATGCAGGTGAAGACGCTAATACCAGAAATGTAATTGTAGGAGGAGATGGTTATTTGGTCAAAATAGGGATTACAAGTAGCAGTTGGGGAACAAAGACCGACTTGCTGGCTAATGTTGACGCTCAAGGTATTATAAAAAATCTGGCGGATGTTCAAAGGATTCATATTCATTCCAGCAGGATTCATAGTGGAGACATCAAGATGTCAGGTGATATTTACTCCACTTTGATTGTAGGAAGTCAGGATGGATTCTTTTACTATGATGGAACCAATCTGGCGAAACTCTGGCAAGGTGGAGGGCCTTCACGCCACAAGCGGATAATTCCTATAGGAGAGGAAAAAGTCCTTCTCCTGGATGGTCAGGGAGCTCCTATGGAGGTGGAATTAAAATACGATAACGATAATGGTTGGACTGCTAAGGTAAATTCACTCTCAATTCAACACGCGCCCGATACCAGAGAAAGAGACACACATGGTTCTGTTGGGACCCCTGGCTCTGGTCAGACAGTCTGGATTGTCAGGAGACTTTGTAGGCTTCAGTTTATAACGAAGGATGGCGATAACATAGTCAAGGAAGGTCCTTACACAGACATAGGAGAGGTAATCTACAAAGATAACATAGATACACATAATTTCCAGAGCACAATCTTTAAGGTCTGGATTCCTTGCGATCTTGATCCTCAGATAACTCATTTGAGGGTTTTACTGAGAGATGAGAGACGAAGCGTAGCAGAGCACGAAAATGCTGGCCGGATAGAATGGTTAGAAGATGTAGGCCTTCATGATGGTTCAACAGAGTGGGAGGAAGCTTATCTTATAAGAAGATGGTATGATGGAGCTACTTGGCATGGAGAATGGGTTCCTCTGCATATTCAGGTAGAGCCAGAGCAACTTCTCAGGTTCTCGTTTGGCCCTAACTATGCCTCTAATCCTTTCGGGACAAGTAAATTTTACCAGATATACATAACAGCTATGCATTGGTGGGAAGAACAGGAAGGTGATAATAGCAAAACAATATCAGACATATCATCCGAATATCCGAATCAGGTTGTATCTGTAAATGGGGTTCCAATTCCTAGGGATCGTGCCCCTCAGTGTGCTCGTTGGGGAGCTTACTACAACGATATGCTTTGGATTGGAGATCATGGAGATATTTACTGGTCTGGAAGAGGTGGGGAAAAATATGCCTTTTCGGCCTTGTATCAGAATATTACCTTAGGAGAGGAAATAACCGAGATTGTCCCCGCAAGGGGATATAATTTACAGGAAGGAGTTGCCACGGCATTAATGATAACGACTCCTAATAGGATTTATTCCCTCAGGGGAGTTCCAGGAATCTTTGCCCCGGGAGGTTCATCAGTAGGAGAAGCACTTCAAAATTGGGTTTCAAATGCAAAAGGAAACCTTGCCCTGGTTGGTATAAGTGGCCGTATAGGAGCACCATATCCAGATGCCATAACAAACACTCCATATGGCTTTGCAATTGCTAATGAGTATGGTATTTATCTTTTCACTCCTAATGGCGAGGTGAGCGAGATTAGTTCGCTTGTGAAGGGATTGTTTAGTGGTGGAGAGCACAAGGATAGCACTGAGACTGAGCGGTTCATTCCGAATTATACCGCTTGTCTGTTTTATTTTGAGGACTGGAATGGCCCTCACTTGGCCTATACGGCCTATTGGGGCGAAACACCCTATAGTGATTTGATTGCTCTCAATAACGCCCTGCTGGTTTATAACTTTGCGACCAAGAATTGGGATGGCCTGTATGTCAATAATGCCGCTGGGACAACTCCTATGCAAATAAGGTCAGCTATTTATAATGTATCAGGTATGCATATCTGGAATCAAGGTGAGGGTTGGAGAGTTCAGGAGACTATTTATGGGAATTCAACACTCTTAGAGATCGGCCATCTATTGTCTCATTACAGCCCTTCTGTTGAGGCCAGTTTTAAAATAGCTGAGCTACAACCCTTCCCATCTGTTCTGACCTATTGGCATTATTGCTTGCCGTTGGTGGATATCTCGCAGAAACCTGAAAACCCCAATGCTACGATACTGGGCCTTCAGTGGCAAACTGGAAAAATTCATAGTGGTGAGGAAAATGTCTATGACAGGACATATAATTATAATCAGCTAAATCACCATCACCATGTTCCTATGGGATTCTGGGGTAATATAGTGAGTTTGCTTATAGGACTATATGTAGCACAAGCCAGTGTAAAAGGTGCTGTTGTTGGCCTTCCATTGGCACTCAAGCAGTTGATCTTCACCGCGCAAATGCCGGATAATTTGGAGGAACCGAATGTGAGGGCATATGGAACATGATAAAGGAGGAAAGATATGGACCCGATAACCTTATTAGCCACCATGACGGCCGCAAATATAGGTTTTAGACTCTTAGGAAACTATCTGGCGGGTCAATCTCCTGTCAGAAAAGAGTTAGAGAGAGTGGCCCGTGAGGGGATTATGTCTCCTGAGCAGAGGCATCTTTTCTATCGCCAGCTCCGGGGAGAGGCCTTGAGTTCTGCGAATGTAGTGAGCAGAGCCGGAGCCTCAGCTATGGGAAATGTAGGGCTTACAGGAGGCTTAGGGACTGCTTTGCAAAGAGACATAGCTAGTGGGACAGCTTCTCAGATAATACGAGGAATGACAGAATTGGAGAAGTATAATCTCGCCACGCGGCTTCAAGGCCTTTCGGGTTGGGCTCAGTATCAGCAATGGCTCACTAACCTTCTAACAGGCACAGGACAGCAAACAGCCGGTTCGGAAGGCCTGGTTTCACAGGAACTCTTAGGAGGTTTAGGAGGTTAAAATGCCTAAATTACCTGAAGCTCTGGCCTTGCTGAATATCGTGAACTCTGAAAATAGCAACTCAGAGGGAAACGAGGAACGCGTTTTTAAGAACTACCCCTCATCTCTTCGGGAAAGGGCTATTGCCACAACGGCTATTGCTGAAATTCTTCGTCAGCATTTAGGTAGTCAGCGTAATGAGACTCCCACTTCTCCCGCTTCTACGGAACCTACGGGAGGTGCCACTATGGAACCTATGGGAGGTGAGGGTGCTGGTATGAGTATCAAGGATGCTATTAGTATGGGCTTGGGTATTCCGGGCACTTATTCACGCTCACATGGGATTTCTCAACAAAAAGGAGTAAGGGAACTTCTCAGAACAACAATACCTGATTTCGGCCCTGGTGAGGAAACTATGGGCAAAGCTGTTGAAGCCTGGCGGGGTTTGAGACAATTACCAGAATATCAGAAGGCATTAGAAGTATTTACATCTCTACCTCCGCTTCCACCCCAACCAGAGGAATTTCCATGGATACACTTAGTTATAGCAGGACTCAATTTACTTGGAGGAACATTAATCGGAGCGAGAATGGGCGCCGAGGCATTGCCAGTAGGAATGGCTATGGAGCAGGGTTATCTTCAAGGAGCTTATAAATCGTATTTACAGCGTCAGGCGGCTCGTCAGGCTGTATATCAGGCACAGCTACAAGCTTGGCAAGGTAATAGGACAGCCGCGGCTTACTTACTTCAGACCCTTACTCCTTATCTCACAGGTGAACCTAAGGGTTGGGAGAGGATAGCGGCCGCAAAGATCGGAAAGGCAGGAACAACGACCAAAGAGATCAGCACGCAAAACATAACCAAAGAAGAATTCAAAGTTGAGGATAGGCCAGCGCAGGAGGAGTATTGGAGAGCTCTGTCTGGTTTGGGATGGGCTAGGCTCAGAGGCCAACAGATAAAGGACTTCATTAGGTATTACTATGGCTCAATCGGAACAGCTGATCAATTCAAGGTAAGCGTTGGTAATCCTCTAGATGTTGCGCAGTGGTATAACACAGCCGGCGCTTTCTCGCAACTAGTTGAACGGATGGGAACTCCAATTGTAGATTGGAGTGGAAAAACAATGATAAAGGTAGATGGTATGCAAGGAGGTGTTGTAATAGAAGTGTATAAACCCGGTATTGGTGAAGGCCCATCGCACGCGATTGTAGGTGGTATAGGGCTTACAGAACCGGAAATGGATAAGATTATGGTAATGAAGTCTCCTAAGGATTTGAAGAATTATAAGGAGTTTAGGACCCTGTATGACTTCTTATATGGAACACCGGGATCGCCTGGTTCGGCTAATCCTGAGGTGGACTTCCAGGAGATCAAGAATATAATCAATAGGTGGAAAAGCGGGGAGTTCAAAACTACACATGAGATAGTTATACCTGGATTAGGCACCAATGAAACAGGACAATAATGAACCAAAGGAGACTACCCCCCAGGTGGAAAGTAGTGGAGAGACTTTCCAAGAAAAGATTAAGACTGCTCTAACACCGCAAACAACACTGGAAGAGATTTCACAATTGACTCCTGAACAGCAAGCCGAGAAGCTTGCCCAGACTCAGGAACAGGAAAAGGATAAGAAGCTCACGCCAGAGGAAATAGGAGCCATATTAACACAACCGATTTCTGAGGAAAAGACCCCAGCTCCAGAAGGAACCGCTCTGGGGAGAATAGTGTCTAAGATAATACAACCAGTATCACCGCCACAGCCCTCTTATCTTGAGCAGGTAGTCAACCTTATGGCTTCCACAAAGAATCAGCCCCTTAGCTTTTTGAAAATAGCGGATTATAGCCTACATCCTGAAGTAATGGAACCTGACGCTACAAAGACACGAATCACTCCTCCTACAGATAAGTGGCCATCAAAGGGCGAATATGTTATGGGCCTCTCAGCTGAAGGTGGTGTCAGGGAGGTTATGGAAAGGTATGCTATTCTAAAAGAACAGGGAGTTGAGGTTGAACCAGAAGCAGTAATAGGCGCTATTATAACCCGGCAAAACAGGATATATGACGCTTTTGAGCGAGCAATCAAGTCAAAGGAAATTGAGGCTGAGGCTATTACGCCTCCTAGAAAACCTCTCCCGCGTTTATTGTCCCTGTTCGGCCTAAAGGGGGCTTCTCAACTATTCGCTAAGGGAATCTTTACTCCTACGGCTGACTTACCTGATAGTGAAGACTGGAATGAGCTTCTCAGTTGGATCAAGGATGGCGGATTAGCTGAGACCCTGGCCATGCTACCTGCTTATGCCATAGACGATATAGTTAGTGGAGTAGGACTAGGAACGGCAGAGTTAGTTGGCTCTGTCTTCAAGACAATAACCCGCGGTCAGATGCTTGTCGCTGATGGAATAGCAAGTAAGGTGCTCCCCGGTCTTTATAAGCCAGGCACTTTACTGGGCAATTATGACAAGGCCTTGAATGAACCACTAGCACAAGTCATTATGGCTCCCGCTACCACAAAAGCCAATTATGAACGGCAGATTGCAACAGAACAGGCGCATTTGGCCGCAGAGATGGCTTATGGGGTGGGGGATATATCATTTGACCAGCTGGGGGAAATTCAAGCCGCTCTGGCGTCTACAGAGCCTCCTATGAAGCCTCCAAGTGTCCTATATAATCTTGCTGGTTTGGTAATGGGTATTGCACAAATAGGGATTGATTTTGTTAACGAGCCTCTAACCTATACTCTGGAACATCCTGGTAATGTTTTGTTAATGGCTTCTGTGATCAAGGAGCTGGCTCCTCAGATAGCCGCGGGGGCCACAAAGCTCCAAGGAATTGCGGAGCAACTTAGGAAAGGAGAGAAGATTCCAGAGATGGAAATCAAAGAGGCCGCTACAAGCATAGCGGATAACCCTGAATTCCAGAAGGTCATACAGGGAATACGAACCACCGCTGATATAACCAGAAAAGAACTGGAATATAAACCTGACGAGGTGCAGAAGGTCTCTCTCCATGATATAGATGCCCTTTCCGTTCTTAAGGAAACAGGCCAAGACCTTAAGGTTATAGACGAACTGGCCAGTAATCCCAGTCTCTTAAAAGAAAAACTAAAGACACTGAAAACAAAGGATTATGTCTTCATATGGGACAAGGAAAAAAGCACTCTTCATCCTGCCAATCTTACCCTTGCTACTTTGATTGCGGCTACACAAAAGATTTTTAGAGAAAGACCTGCTGAGATTCCTGCAATTTTTCCAGAAGCTACAATAGGACGCGGATTACAGACTACTCTGTTATACGATGGCCTTGTTAAGCTGGGGGATTTAGATAAGGCTGTTGACAAAGTAGCTAAGCTACGCGGACAACCAACCTATGGCAATCCGACTATACAGAGATTGCTGAAAACAGTTCCTCCTGCCCATGCGGTTGAGATAATATCTCGCCGTTTTGGCTTGCCAGAGGATACTGCCAGGAAGCTGACAGGTCAAGCCATGCTACAACCTCATATGGGAGAACATATCAGGATTTTGGATACCGATTGGGCCGAACCTATCCTGAAGGAACTTTCTGACTTTTATGACGACCCCGTTATGGCCCGTTTTGTGGCTTACAAAGACTGGAAACGACTTCTTAGTGAACTGGGGAATAAGATTCAACCAAAGGGATTGAAGCTCATTAGGGACTGGTGGAGTGAGAAATACAGAGCACTTTACCAAAACAGAATGAATGTTGAGGGTCTCAGTGATAAATCGCTCTATGAGTTGGCCGGGGAATTTGGTTCTACATTATTTGCTGACATCTCTAAAAGGTTGGAACAAATAGAAAGCCTGTCTTTTAATCAAAGATTCCTGCGTAAACAAGCTATAGATAGGGCAATTTCCAAAGGAAAAAGTGTGGAAGAAATAGCCCGTAAGGGGTTGAACAGCTATCTTACGGATCAAGAATCTATTATGATTGCTGAATTGGATAAAAAGATTACTAACCAAAAGAATGCGTTAACTCGTATAGTTAGCGATTTTATAGCTCTTAAAACAGCAGAACAACAAGGAATTGCTGAGCTAGTGGATAGAGGACATAATCCCAGCATAGCACTGGAAAAGTGGTTTGCCAGATTGAGAAAGAATAATAGATTAGTCTATGAGAAGATACCAGGTCTAGAAATACGCGAGGATCATATATGGCTTCCATGGCTAAATATTATCCATAAGATACCAGTCAGGGGAGAATTTTACAGACTTCTGGAACAAATCTCTTCGTCTTCTAAAACAATCTTAACCAGGTTCACTTATGAGGCTTATAATAGTGATAAAGCTGTTAGATATTACAATTACAAAGGAATTGAGTTGGGATATGTAGTGCCTTTTAAAGGGAAAGTAATAAGCCTTAACTTTAGAAAAGGAGCAGAAGTTGTTGTTAAAAAACCCGTGGAAATAACCGAGATAATTTCAGAAGAAGATATGATAATCCAAGTTAGAGACGGAACGAAAGAAGTAAGATTAGGGCGTTATGAATATGAATGGCCTGAGGAAACGAAACTTGAACCAGGTGTAGAAGTAGACAGACTCGTTAAGGGAAAAGTTGTTGCGATACCTGAGGAACTTACCGAGGAATCACTTATTACTGTTCGGATAGGAAAAGAAACCCTTGATATACCTCTTAGGGAAATCTATCAGATAGTCAAGGAGGGTTATAAACCACAATTTGAAGTTTATAAAGAATGGCAAGAACAACTAAGATATCAGGAAGAAACAGAAGAAATAACAGGAGAATGGAGAGAGCTTTTGGAACAATTTACACCTGAAGCGGAACTACCACCTGAGGAACTGGTGCCTTATAGAGTGCATAATTTAGACGGCGTTGTCATAGCTTTCAAGATAAGTGATACTGGACAGATAAGTGAGGCTGGCGGGGTTAAGGCTACTTATATTCCCAAAGATGTCATCATGGAGACAAACTCCATTATACCAATCATGGAAGCACTTGAAAACCATAACTTATTGGAGGCCGTAAGAGACCCGTTGGGAATAAGAGAGGCATATGAGAGAGGAGATATTGCCCTTGGAGATGGTTTTAAGATACCTTACCGAGTGGCACGAGAGATGTGGGACATATTTATCAAAGAAGGTGAGCACCAATCAACACTTCTTAAAGAAAGTAGCATATTCAGAATCCTTGAAGAGGAACGAAAAAGGCTTCCCGAAACTGAGGCGCCAGATATTTACTTTACCTTACAAGGTTTTACGAAACAAGGCAATCCTGAAGGAATATTGTGGCTTCCTGCCTTAAAAGGTGAGAAACTGATAAGCAAGGAGGTTGTATTATATGCTACTGATCTGAGGATGATCACAAATATAGGCAAGCTTGATCCTGATTTTAGATCAGAGATATTAGCCAAGAACAAACTAAGTGAGATCGGTGAGAATCCTGAGAAAAAATACAACTGGCTTGCTCCTATTCTAGGAATAGGAGCTGTAGGGGCAATAACCGCGGCCCTTCTACCTGGTATACTTCTGGCCAATGAAAGGGAAAACTTTACAGAAGAAGAGTATCAAAAGATAGCCAAAGGAGACCCGGAGATTTGGAAAAAGCTTTGGTTGAATTTCTTGAAGCCCGCTGATGGAGGAGAGTTTGCTGTCAAGCTAGCCCTTTCCTTGGCGCTTTTTGGGGTTATTCCGCGGTTCTTCAGAAAGAGCCTTTATGGCGAGGAGCTATTTGATGTAGGAGCTGTAGGTAAGGCTCGTTTGGAACCCCCACAGATCACGCTCACGCGCCAGCTCAAAAGGCTAGAGGATTTCACAGCTAAGTATCGTATAAGCCAAATAGATGCTGAGGGAAATGTTCCAGATAATCATCCCTTTGCACATCTTAGCCCACAAACAAGACTAGGTATAGTCAGAGGGATTGAAGAGCTGAGAAAAAGCTTTACCGAAATACCATTTGATATAATGGCCAGTGGTGAGTTGTATCACAATCTTGTCAAGGAACTTGGAAAGGATATTAAGGACGCTATACACAATATCAGTCCTCCGCTTGAGGCCCTAACAACGGCCCTTGATAGTTGGCAGAGGTTCAATCAGGCCGTCGGGGATGCGGGAGAGAGGATACAGGTTTTGGAAGCCAGGAAAGCCACGGGCGAGATTACTCCTCAGGAACTAGAAGAATATGAAAGGTGTAATTACCTTCTCAAGAACGAGAAAAGGATTAAAGCGCGTTTCCAAGAACTAGTTGACAAAGACCCCAAGATACAAGCTCTAAACTTTGCTTACTATGTAGAAATGCTCCGCCAGCTAGAAGAAGGAGTATATTTCTGGGATAATAAGATTGCTGAGATTGAAGGAGCGATAACAGACGCGATGGTTAACTCTCCAGGCGGCAGAATACCTCAAAACCTGGAGCAACAGCTTGCGGAAGCAAGGCAAAATAAAGCCAATTACATTCAAAGAGTCGCAGAAGCCAAAGCTGAATGCACGGCCAAATTTGGCACTCCTCCTTCGGCAAGTTTGGACGAAATAGCGGCAACACTTATCCGGGAATATCATCTTGAATCAACAATAGAAGCTATGCGAAATCTGATAGATAAATGGACCGAGATAGCCGAAGGACATGGTATTCCTATGCATGAAACTTATGAGAGCTATGTTCCTATGATAACAAACATCAAACTGGCTCCTCGTGAGTTCCTTGAAGGAATCATAGAAAAGAGGATAAAGAGGCCTGATCGTTCCGAGATACAAGAGCGTTTCTCAGCATTTTATCCTCTGGGAGAACCCTTTGTTAGAGAGGCGCAAATCCCCGTATATGCGGTTTTGTCATCTTGGCAATGGTTAACTACTGATTGGCTACCCAGGATAGCATTCTCGGCCTCCTACACGCCCCTAATCGGTAAACTGAAAAGGATCACCACAATTGCTGAAAATCTAGGAAAGGTCTTTAAACAAGCCGAATTGCCCTTGGATACTAAGAGCTTTACTGATTATCTTGTTAAACAGGCTGAGACCATAAGAGGTGAGCCTAATATTCTGGCACGCAAAGCCAATGAGTGGATTGATGAGTTTTATCGCAGATTGCAGAAGTCTTCTGGTAAAACAGCTCTCGCTGATATAATACTGAGACGCAGAGCCAACTTTGAGAAAGACGCAATCCGGGCCATGAATAATATAGCGGTCAACTCAGTGCTTTTCACTTACAGAACCTTCATGGCTAACCTATTAGGCCTTATCTCATTAGGTTCACTTAGGGTATCTATACCCGACCTTATCAGAGAAGGCAGTTGGAATCTCTACCGAAAGAAAATATCAAACGCAGAAATAGAAGTGGCCTGGCGAGGCCTAATAGAAGGTAATGAGAATGCTGTATTGGGGGATTATTGGAATGGTGGGGTTCTTACCCCGACTGTGCTACCTAAGATACCCATAGATGAGCTTCTCGGTTCTCTGGGCCTTGCCAAAAGTCAGAGGGGTTATCTCTGGAACAAATTCATTAATATGGGTGGAACACTTTATTGGTGGGGTGAGAAAATAGGACGGAACATGATTGCTCAGGGCTTAATGAACAAGGCCATGAGGCTCCTTGAGAAAGGAGAAGAATGGGATGTAGTCAAGAAAGAACTCAATCTGGATAGGTTTGTTGAAGGCACTGAGGAAAGGTATAAATATTGGTATGATCAGATACAAGGCATTCATGATCCTAATCTTCGTAAGCTCAAAATCTCCCAGTTTGCTAATGCACTCGGGCTTGATGCTATTTATCAGACTCAATCGCTCCATCCTCGTGGTGGGAATATAGCTCTCCTTGCTAATTCAGGTTCTCTGTTTGGTTCTTTTATGACATTCTGGCAGTTCCCTATGCATTATGTAGGACTTATGCTTGATGTCCTTTCTAATCGCTCTCCTACAGCCGCGGCTAAGATGTTTGCCAATTACTTTGTGGCTACTTTTTTGCTTTGTAAGGCATATCAGACAATCAGTGGCGTTGATATGACCAGACAGCTACTAGGTGGTGAATGGTGGCTTCCATTCAGCTACATCATTAAGCCTGATCTTCTTCCTTCCTTAGGTGTTTTCAAGATAGGAGGACCGCTATGGAGTCCCATGACTGACCTCCTAATGTTTGGCATGCTTACTCAACAAGGTGCAGAAGGATACGCCAGGGGCATGACAAGCTGGGCATTTTATAACCTATTGACCCTTGACGATGTTGCTCAGGCTTTGGGATTTGGAGAATGGAAACTCGCAACTAAGTTCTCAAAAAAATTCCCGGTTCCTGGCGGTGAGATGTCAGCCTCAGGTGTAGAAGTAATCTATGAGAAGATAGACCCCATCACTGGCAAACAAGAGCGTTATGTATTACCCCTTGGCATTCCCTCTCAGTGGCTACCATATGGTCAAGAGATTGTGGCCATAACCAAGACATTAGCCTTGTGGAATATGGTGAACAAACAAATAGCAAATGGCCAGGTCAGTCCTGAGTTTGCGATACCAATAGGTCAACTCGTTGCACGCTCCGGTGCCTTTGGAGGAATGTCAGTAATGGGAAGTATGCCCCTTACTCCTTTTAGAGAATATTTTGGTATACCTGGCGTTTCCTACTCACAGAGATACCGGATATTGCAGGAACTAGACGCGCTGATCTCTTCTGACCCCTATAAGCGTAAGGAAAATATAGGAGATGTCCAACAACTCATAGGCTATTTGTATGAATACATGCCTGATATAGCTCCAGAAGTAATGACTCAGATTGCCCAACAAGCTACTAGAGACCCCGATATGGCCATGGCCCTGGCGCAAATCCTGGTTGCAAATAGTCCTCTGGGCAAGGAACGACAAACTATACCGAAGATAATAGGAGGTGGAGAATATATATTCACTCCACTGGTTCCACCGGAACCAGTTCCTAGAGATGCGGCAATCAATGCTTTCAAGATACTTTTCAAGTGGCAACTTTATCGGGAAGGATTAACTGCCACTGGCGAAATACCTGATCAAAAAGAGCTTTCCGAGATTAACAATGCTATTGATATGATGTTTGCAAGTGATACTAATATGGTGTGGCTTAGAAATAAGCTGGATGAATTTCGGAAGGATTACACTACACCATGGACTAAGCTCCAGAGAAGTGTTATGGCTTACTACATAACAAAAGAGGCCAAACAAAGCCAGACCTTGCCCCAGGTTAAGACTGGATATGTTCCATCTAAATACTCACCAAAACAAAGGAGGTAAAAGCCATGGCAAGAAAGAAGAAGTGGATACAGGCCGCCAGAGAGCGGATGGAGCGGAAGGGAACTGTCGGTTCCCTCCGGAGAATAGCGGGAGTCAAAAAAGGTGAGAAGATACCCCTGAAGAAGCTGGAACAGCTGGCTCACTCCCAGAATCCCAAAACCAGGAAAAAGGCTCAGTTCGCCCTAAATGTCAGGAAATATGCTGGTAAGGGCGGACGCGCAAAAAAGAGGAAGTAAAATGCCCAGGAAAAAAACAAAACCAACCGGCCGGAAATCCGAAAACAAAAAAACAGGCAAAAAAACCACGGGCGAAAAAGACACAATCGGAGAGGATAGGATACACATGCCTAAGGGACTCATAAAGACAAAAAAGGACGAGCAACGCTGGCGTGAGGCTAAGGCCCAGGCCAAAAAGAAAGGTCTTATAGGTGAGAGGTTGTATCGCTATGCAATAGCCATAGTCAAACGCCGGAAATTTTATGCTCAGAGAAAAAGGAGAAGGTAAAATGGCTGAGAATGAGAAGATAGATATAACCAAAAGTGGCTTGGAACCGGCTTCATCGGACGAATCCTATGAGGAATATGAAGACAGGAAAATCAAGGAAATCCAGCAAAAGATGCTTGAACAGGCCAAAAAGCTAACGCCCACTTTTGGTAGTGATCTGGGTCTTTATGTATGGGGAGTTCTACATCCCTTACAGGATTTGACGCTTGGCTCTAACACACGCCTCAACGACATCAAGGGTAAGATATTCACAGATAACTTCTTACAACAGCTGGCAGATAACAGCCCAGAGGACCTTGATATGGAGACCTGGAAAAGTATCGTAGAGTATAAGACCCTTCCCATCAAGGTGGACCTTAATACCCACAAGGTAAACATAGGCACTTCCCGCGATTATCGTGCCATACTAGAGGCTATCCAGGGGAAATAGATCAGGGTTCCACTCTCCAAAACTCGTTGATATCCAGGCGAGGAAGGCCATAGTGTTCCCTTATGGCATTAGTCCTGTTAAATAGCTTGATCAGCTGAGTAGCAGTAGGTTCCTTCTTATAACTACCTGTTTCCAATTGTAAATAACGCTCTATACTTAGACCTAACAATCTGGCGAACCTAACTGGACTCATCCAATCGTGGCCAGTGCGTTGAAAATCTAGTCTTATTCTCCCTAGCTGACAACCATACTTTGGAGGCTTAACTAATCTCCTATATGGGCAGTTAGGCTTTTCTCTACGCCCTCCTACCTTGAGTGTATATTTATAGTCTGATCTTTTCTTTCGGATACCCTTTCCCTTAATAGGAAAGGCTCGTTTGCCTTTTTGTCTGAACTTCTTGCGTATAAACTCATCGTGTCTCATGCTGTAATTATAAATTAACCGGGTGGGATCATTCAATCACTCTTCATTACCACTGATTCAAAGAGAGGGCCTCTAAGTTGGAGCGTGAGCATGAGCAAAAAAGGAGCATGGACCGCAAGCGACAGAAAGCATATTTTATGAGCGAGCCAGGCGCTAAACCCCTTTCTCCCTGGCCTTGTAGAAAGGGCATAAAAGGAGGTTATCATGAGTGAACAGGGATATATAGAGGTCATCAAGGCCTTCTTGGCCTATGTAGAAAACCAAGAAGGCAAGGAACAGCATAAGAAAGCGCGCTTGGCCATGGCGCGCTATATCTGTGAATGCGCCTGGAAAAGTGTTCCGCTTTTCCTGGCGCATATCTATACCATTGCTGGCCGAAAAGCTGGAGGCTATACCGGGACGCGCAAAACCCTTTGGGCGGCATTTACGAAGATTCTAGAAGCCGCCCAAAGCTATGGCGTAATTACCGGCTATGAGACCTGGTATCTCAAGACACGCAAAGGAATAAGGGTCATTCTCAGGTTATTGCCACCTGAGAATGTGAGGAAAACGGCCGAGCCTAAGCCAAATTGGTTTAAAGATGCGGCTATGGCTCGTATAAACAAAGGAGGTGTAAGATGAGGAAAAAGCACGAAAAGATAATCATAGAGACTCTCACGGCCATTCTCGGGGCCGTGAAACTCTTGCTGGAGAGACAGGAGAGAGAAGAGCGATCCTCATCCTGGGCAGTTTCCGATGAGGAATATGTCTGGGAACCTGAGGACAACGAGGCATATAAGAGGTATATGAGCTGGTGGCTCAGAAAGATGAAAAAAGGAGGTACGGAATGAGAAACGAGAAAGCCCTGATAAAGCGTATGATAAGGGTTATCCTGCCCCTGGATGATTCCAATATGCCCTGGTTTGTAATTGCCAGGGATAATACAGGACTGGTAGTATGGCTAATGTCTGACTGGGAAGGGGTAGGATTAAAACCCATAGAGGTTATAGGCCCTGATACATATGAGAAGCTTATAGATATGTGTCGCATAAACATAGGAGGTGCATGATGGCAACAAAAACATATGGCGGTAAAGGATCAGCTGGAGAGAATGTTTTCTCCCCGGATAACGGAAGGCAAAAAGGCCTCCAGCAATATTTCACCCCGCCAGAGATAGCGGAATATATTGCTGAGGTCTTTATGACTTTCCAACAGGAACTAGCGCCCCTAAAGAAATCGGTGCTAGTTGTTGATCCTACTTGTGGGAACGGCAATCTCCTGTTCCCTCTCCATCTACATGGCTTTCCGACTCTAGGGATTGAAATAGACCCAGAAATGGCCGCGGCCGCACGAGACAGAGGCTTGCCTCATATCGCTTGTGGAGACTGGAATCAGCTGGCTTATGCGTTTGTTGAGGAGATGAAGGGCGCTTTAGCGGATATATTGGTCGTGGCCAACCCGCCCTATGGTCTTAATTTCCAGACTCTCGGTTTCCACGATTTTCCTGTAGAGAGCGCTTATGCTGTCTTTGATGTCTTTGCTCGGACATGCCCGGACGGATGGTTTGCCTTTATAGTGCCTTATGATAACGAGATACTGCGCTCTAAGCTGATATGGGCTATAGTGGAGATAGGCAATCCCTGGAACATAAGCTCTCACGATGGCCGGATAGTAATTGCTTTTGGCCGGTGGGGCTACGAAAGGAAAACTGAGGAACCGGTTGTATATAACGAACTACCCGATTCCAAGGAGATAGCCGAACTGTTGGGGCTGATAGAATGCGGAGGTACTCATAAGACCTACTGCGAACTGCTTGCTCATAACTTCTGCAAACTAGTGGACGAGGCGGCCAAAGAGGAAATCCGTTGGGTATATACCAGTGAGAAAGACCTGGTCCTGAGGATATCTACTCTTTCCGCCATGCTCAAAGCCCGTGAGAAACCAGAGATCAGGGTTTTCACTGATAGCGCTATCCCCCTGCGTAAGATAGTCTGGAATCCTCTGTTAAAGAGCGTAGCCGACCGGATAGCGGCCATGTTAAATATCCCTCTCCCTGATGAATTCTTACAGGATTATGAGAAGGCGTTTAAGGAATATATCTCCAAAAGCGCCACGCTTCAACCGCTTATGGAACACCAGAAGCTAGCTTACGCTTTTACTGCTGGTGCTCTGGAATGTGTCAGGGACGGGACTATTATCCGGCATGGTGAGGAGATCCGGTTCAAAGCGGGGAAAATTTATCCGATCCTGGATTGTGCTTCCTCTATAAGGTCAGTGAATTCTACCCGCACCGGGAAAACCGAAACCTGGTTTACCTATACCGCGAACCGGCTTACTCTACAAGCGGAAAACGGAATGCAATATGACTTCTGGGATGACAACGAGGAGGATTTGATATTTCTGCTGGGAAATGAGACTGAACCTCCTCATTTCAAGTTTCCTTATCCGGGCACCGTGGAGGAAAACCAGCCTGAGGAATATCAGAAATATCTCTACAAGCTGGATTGTTATCCTTACCCTGAGGGCCAGAGGCTTCTCCAATACCAGAAAGAGGATATAGCCAGGCTGGCTCTCAGGGATACGGCGATCCTCTCATGGGATACCGGATTAGGGAAAAGCCGTGCCATATATCTGTGGGCATGGCTTAAGGGTGCCCAGAAGATACTTATTGTATCTCCTGCACGCTCAATGCTAAACTTACAAGCCGAGCTGAAAAAAGCCCTGGGCGTCAAGGCAAAGATCATCCAGAAAATCCAGGATGTAAGCTCTGAGCCTGGTGTCTACCTGATCAACTACGAAAAGCTAACACGGGATAGCTCCAAAATCGTCTGGAAATATCACCGGGTAGAGCAGTCTTATACCCAGTATGGCGCGGTGATATGTCATATGCCAGAAAGCATAAGGCGCGAGGCTCCTGAAATAGCTGAGGAATTCTGGGAGAAATATAAGACAGCGGACATGTCTTATATCCTCATTCGCTATGTGGACGGCAAGATCGCTGAGATACTGCCTCCGTTTAAGTGCGATGGTGCTCCACGGGAATACAGGCCAGAGGATATCCAAGCTTGGTGCCGTAAAAAGTCTTATATCCGGTTTCCTATGGTGGAGGCTCTTAAGAGAGCTGGCTACGACGCGATCGTCCTAGACGAGGGCCACTATATTAAGGCCCGTGATAGCCTCAGAGCTCAGGCTATTCTCCAGCTCCAGGCGCCTTACAGGATAATCACCACGGCCACGATCATCAAGAACCGGATTCCGGATCTTTTCAATCTTCTGTTTTGGCTTTTCGGGGACTCTGATGTGTTCCCCTACAAGGCGACAGATAGGACAAAGTTCACCGAGGACTTTGCTCTGATCAAGCATACCCGGACATATCTGGATGACTGGGGCCATAAATACCGGGACTATACGAAGGTTGAAGGGGTTCGGAATCTGGCCGTGCTCTGGAAAATGCTGACGCCCTTTATGATCCGGAGGACAAAAGAAACCCTGGCCCAGGATTATCCTGAGGACTACGCCCAGATAAATGGCGGCAAAAAGCTTCCCCTAAACATCCAGGTTGAAAGCTGGCCCCTGCTTCCTCAGTGGACGGAAACATATCTGGATTTACGCGACCGGTTCCTGGTGGCCTTTAGCACCAAAAAGAAAAAGCCAGACTTGCTCACTGATCAACAAATGAGAGCGGGGGGACAGGATATACTTGGTCGTCTTATCCTGCTCCAACAATTTCTATCCTGCCCTGGCTCTCAAAACCTGGCCTACTACCCTCCAGAATACGACTGGAGACGACCTGAAGACCCTGAGAATCCTGTCTTACCTATGACGCGAGCAGTTATCCGGGATGTCATAAATGCTCTGAATGCTGGACGGAGAGTGGTCATCTTCTCTCAGTTCTATGCGACCCAGGACTTCTATGAGGCGGCTCTCAAGTGTAGAGGTATATCCGTGGCCAAGCTAAATGGCCGGCAATCAGCTAAAGAAAACGAGGCAATAAGACTCGCTTTTGCCCAGGGGAAATATGAGGTTCTGATTGCGGCCACGAACGCGGCCGGGCTTGGCCTAAACGGAATTGAGCGAGCCTCAGTGGCAATCTTTGTTGATCTTTGCTGGGACCCAACGACACTGAGGCAAGCAATCGGACGGATATACCGTATAGGCCAGAGGCAAGCTCCTCAGGTAAAAATACATCTCATAGCTGGCTCGGTAAGCGCTCATATCTGGAATATCGTCTATGAGAAAGGCCGGGATGTAGACCTAGCTGTAGACGGAAAGCTCACTGAATTTACGCTTCCAGAGAAGGATGTAATTCAACGGGTAGCTGAGAAGACCAACGAAACGAAACCGGAAACAAAAGAGATGCGGGTTGAGATACCGGCCCTAAATCCTCTCCGCCTGATAACGGATGAGAATGTAAGGATTCCTGAGGAGCCAAAACCGGAGCCAAAGCCAGAACCGAAGCCAGAACCGAAGCCAGATAAACGGCTTCCGGAAAATGACCTTTGGGGATATGAGGTCCAGCTTAGCTTATGGCATTAATTTTCGTGAGAGTGCCGGCCAGAAGTTTAAACTTCTGGCCGGTATTAAAACCTGTAAATGTGAAGGCAAAACCCTGGCGTGCCCGGCCGCCAAACCCCTCTCCGCCGGGCTTAGTGGAGAGGGCTTTAAAGGAGGTGTAAGATGACAGCACTATCACCTGAAAAGGTAAAAGAGATAATACCTATGATAAGATGGGGTTATGACCCCATCAAAGATATATGGCCCGTGCCTCTCAATACGCCTGAAAAAGTGGCTACATATCTTGCGTATCTTCGCACTCAGGACTTTTACTATCTCCTGATAGATGCGGCAGATCGCAAGCTAGTTTTGCAGGTGTATCATATGCGAGGGGCTAAGATAGAGTATATAGGGATTATAAATGCCCCTCAGGCACTTTTGAAAAGAGCCATATATCAGCAAGGGGGCACGCTGAATACCCTTGCTTACTATCCCACTACCCAGGAACTTGATCAGTGGGTTTGCAACTATGCCAACAAAGCTAACAAGGAGGTGTAAGATGAAAAAGCTGTCAGCAAAAGAGATAAGGGAGATGCTCCCTAAGATGAAATGGGAGCATAGTGAGTGTGAGTGGCAGGGTCATATGAGCTACTATTTTGCCCGGCTTTGGGTGCAGGCGGGCAAAATAACGATCAGGGTTTTCCGACAACCCTGGAGTGGGAGCTATTTTCCTGTAGGGGAAATAGAGATTCCTCAGGAGCTTCAATTGAAGATTCTGGAGGAAATAAAAGGCTATGTGGACAAAGAGGCTCTTTACGGCGACCCCGACTGGTGGTGGTGGACTTCTCTGACAGAAGAGACAGAAAACTGGCTCCGGAATTACGCTAGCCAGTAAGCGTGAGAGTGCCAGTCAGGAGTCCGACCCTCTGACCGGCACTTAAACCTATAAATACGAGGGCACGGAATCCAGAGAGCAACTAGGTTTCTCTGGATTCCTTTAAACCCCCGGCTCCGTGGGCAAAAACGGGCGAGGAGGATATTATGTCAACAAAAAGAGAGGAAATAAAAAGGGCCTTGGAAGAGGCCCTGGAAAAGGAGATAGAAAATGGGGCCACGGAAATAGGGGCCCTGTGCCGAAACAGGGATTTGATAATGGCTTTGCTAGAGGCCGTTATCAAAGAAGCAGAGGAGCCAGAGGAGCCAGAGGAACTGGAGAAACTGGAGGAACCAGAGGAGCCAGAGGAGCTGGAGGAACCGGAGAATGAGTATGAATATGAGAATGAGTATGAGAATGAGGATGACCCCAACGACCCGCTCTATCTCTCGTCAAAAGAGAAAAAAGAGTGGCTTATAGTAGCGGGCATTCAGGAATACGAGGCCCGCTATTGGGCCGCCTGGGGACTTACCCCCTCTGATGCCCTTGACTGGCGTATTTATGCCGATGCTTACACTTTGGGAGAAGTGCAAGCGTGGCGAGAAGTGGGGTTGGGTCCTCGTGGAGCGGGGTGGTGCAAAAGATGGCATCTTACACCAAAGGAAGTGGCGCATCTCCTTTGGATGGTCAAATATAGAAGCTGGTTTGAAATGGGTTTTGAAAACCCGTTTCAGATCAACGATTGGATCGCAAAAGGGTTCACGCCAGAGGAAGCTCTGGCGTGGGTCAAGGTAGGGGTTAATGACCCCCACCGGGCTAGTGAGCTAGCCTCCAGGGGGTTAACCCCTGATCAATATCGCAAGGATAGGTAAGCGTGAAAGTGCCAGCCGGAGGCTTGGACTCCTGACTGGCACTAAAACCTGTATATACGAGGGCAAACAAAACACGCCCTCAAAGGAGGCTGTAATGTCTAAGCGTATATCTCAGCATAGGAATAGTGTCTCGGAGATCGAGACACTGCAAGCCCAGCTGGCTGAGCTACAAGCTCAGCTAGAAAAGCTCACCCGTATACCGGCTACTACTACACCCGTACTAAAGGGAATAACGAGAAAGGGTAATTGGTTATGGCTTAAGTTTACAGATAAGCCGAGCGAGAAAGATCGAGTTGTTATGAAAGCCGCGGGTGGAAAATATAGCCGCAGGCGCGGGATGTGGTATATTCCGTGTCGGACTGACCGAGAGGCAACAAAGATCGAGAAAGCCATAGCTCGGAAAGGCCTTGAAGCCTTGAAGGCCTTTCCAGTAAGAGAAGGAAGAGAAGGAGAGAGAAAGTGAAACAGATAAATAAGATAAATAAGGAGAGAAGAGAGAGAGCATATGAAAGAAGGGTAAGAGAAAGGGAGAAGGAACGCGTGCGACGCGAAAGGCGTTGGAAAAGTTGGAAATATAGGTAGAACATATATAAGTATAAGGCCTAGTGGCGAGCGTTTGTTCGCCACTAGGCCTTTTTTTTTGTTTTTTTGGATTATCTCTCGGTTATCTCTAGCCATAATATTCTAGCTATTGCCATTGCTCCTAGCTATTGCTCCTAGCTATTGCTCCTAGGGTTGCTCTCGTTAATGAGAACCCTTCTCTCACTTTACTTTATCTCATTGAAAACTAGCCTAAGTATATGTCAGATAGGCACTTAGGCCATATTGCCTTACATAATACCTATTATGTTAATTCACCTGTTCCAACCACGGAAACTGAGGCCAGAAGCGTAAAACCAAAACCGAATAGGAGGGGGTGGAGAAAGTCTTTCCCACCCCGCCTCCCCCCACCCCCTATCCTCACCTGAGAAATTACTCTCACCTGAGAAAACCCACCTGAGAAAACCTGGGAAATCATCCTCACCAGAACATCCTCACCTAAGAAACTATTCTCACCTGAGCCTGAGAACATCCTTACCTAAGAGCTTACTCTTACTTACCTAAGAACCTATCTTATCCTTACTTAAGAGAGCTTACTCTAGGTATTTCTTATTCCTTTTAGAGCTTCTTTTCCTTAGAGCCTTTTAAGAGCTTCTTCTCTTAGAGCTTCTCTTTTCTTTTTCTTTTTTTATAGCTAACCAGCTCTAGACTAGCTATCCTTAAGTAGCCGGACTAAGGGCGATTGGGGCGATTGAAAGCTAAGTGGCACCGGGTTGAACTAGACCATATGAAAGGTTTATACTATGAGTATGGTTTGGCTATTGTTCATAGCTCAGATGACCCCCTCTGAGGCCATGAAAGCCTACACGAATATGGCCGATCAGGAGGTTATCCTAGTCTTGGACGAAAATAGCGGGGTAGAGCAATCAGGTAGCTCACCGGATTCATTATCCGAAGGTTCCAGGTTCAAATCCTGGCCCCGCTATTACTTATGGAGGGCTAAGGCGGTTGGTCAGTGGCTAGGAGGTCTGATATGGCGATAGAATGGTATAACAATGCGCGGGACGCTATACGGGATTTGGAGAAAGCCTGTCGTGTCTGGAAAGGCTTCACGCTACACCACACAGCAACGCGGCACAACAAGAAACATCAAGCCAAAGCGATAGATCGTTGGCACAGGTTCACGCGAGGATGGCTCGCTGGCATGGGCTATCATTTCCTCATAGAAGAGGACGGAATGATAGCTGTAGGCAATCGCTGGCGGCAACAGCTGAATGGTGCTCACGAGAAGGGCTTCAATCACACTCACATAGGAATTTCCCTTGTAGGTTGGTTTGACCGCGGAAAGGACATCCCCACACTGGCCCAGGTTCGTTCTCTGGTATTTTTGGTTAAGGGCTTGGCTACTCAGCTTGCTTGGCCTCAAAACCTCATGCCTATGGCCTCAGGGGGGGCGATAGTGAGATACCACTGCGATAGCGCACCTAAGACCTGCCCCGGCGAGCTTTGGCATCCTCACAGACTAGACCTCATAGCGGCTATCATCTCTTCTAATCTCCTTGAGAGTGCTGAGAAGCTACACACTATTCTCACTGAGGAGGCTCAGCTATGATAGGGGACCTGATATTTGTTCACGACAAGGGGTTCTCTGCGTGGCTTATCCGCTTCTGGACACGCAGAGGAGCGCCTCAGGATTTTCCTCAAGGTCTCAACCATGTGGCTATTTGTGTGGGGCTTGACAGGTGGCTCTCAGCTGAGCCCACGGGGATTAAAGAGCGGACGACGAAATGGCTTCTCCGGAACGCGTCTGGCTATGTGGTTCTGAGATACGAGGGACGGCCCATAGCGATTGCGGATCAGGCACGGATTGACAAAGCTCCCGTTGTCGCGGCCACATGGGCCAAGAAGCTTGCTGAGGGACGGCCTTATGACTTTCTGGGGATTGTGGGGTTTGTGCTACATAGGCTTCTAAACATTAAGGTTGATTGGGGAAACAAATGGTTCTGTAGTGAGTTATGCTGTGAGGCCTATCTGAGGGCCTTTGACGAGCTTGGCATTCCTCACTCTTACCGCGATCCTGCGGACACGACCCCGAATGACCTCTACAAGTGGGCTAAGGCGAACGGCTTTAGGGTTGTGGCCACACTTGAGACAGGGAAATAAAGCTCCCATCTTAATAACCTCCTTCACTCCCCCCTTTTACGGGGGGAGTGTTGTCTATTTTGTAAGTCATGTTGTCTCAAGGACTTACGATATCAAACTTAGACCTGTTTCTAGGTTTGGCCGGGAAAGACCGATTTCCGGTTCTCTCAGATCTACAAATAGCTCTAGATTACATGGCCTAAGTATAGGCCTAATAATGACTTACTGGCTATAACCTACATATAATTAGACCTGCCAAATTACCCCTTGACAGACCACGCCAAATCGGTTATAATTTAGCTCTAGATGAAAAAGCTGAGCGGCTCTCCAGAGAGCAGACGAAATCCCGGAACCCCCGGAGGGGCTACCTATGCCGCTCAGCTAGGTCTCTCCGGGGGTTCCCCTAAACCCGCTGGCCCGGCGGCCTCACGGCTCCGTGGGGAGAATGGGCAGGAGGCGATAATGCCTGATATATATAATTTGACGCCACACCCGGTGGTGATAAAACTACCAGGTGAGGACCTAGTCATCAAGCCTAGCGGTATCACTGTTAGGCTTGATGAGGAGCTAGTGCCTGCTGGCACTATTACGCTTAGCGGGCACGAGATTGACCTCTTCAGGCGTGAGCTTGGAGAGGTAAAATTCATTCCGGCCATGCCGGACTTCCATGTTGGGGATGTGGTGATTGTCTCCAGCATGGTGGCTCCGGTGCTGAAGGAGCAGTGGCCGGAGCTCGTGGTTATAGTCCCTGGCGAGACCGTCAGGGACGAAGAGGGCAGGATAATCGGGGTCAGAAACCTATTCGTAATTGAATAGGTTCTGGCCCAGTGCACACCCGGCGTGCTAGCTCCTCTCCGCCGGGCCTCGTGGAGAGGGCTTTAAAGAAGGAGAAAAAAGAGATGAAAAAGCAAAAAAAGAAGAGGCCTAGCCCCATAAAGGAGCTAGGGATAAAGGAAGACCTCCAAGCGGCTCTGCAGGCGGCCGTGGCTAAGGAGATCGCTAAGGGCGCTACGGAAGTCGGCGCCCTTACTCGCGCCCCAGCACGGGACATTCTCGTTGCTCTCCTTAAAGCTATTGTAGCCGAGGAGACCGAGGAAATTGAATAGGCTCCTCAGCGCGTCCCGGCCGCGCAAAACCCCTCTCCGCCGGGCTTGAGGAGAGGGCTAAAAAGGAGAAAAAGATGAACTTGGAAGAAATCAAAAAAGAGGCTAAAAGCCTCATATTGGAATGGCCTCACACCGACGATGAAATTGGTTGGGCCATACAGGTGATCATAGATATCCTGGGCCCTCTATGTGAGGGCGATCCTGAGGCGGAAAAGATGATAAAATACATAGAGAAGGAATACCTAGAGGAAGGATGAAACAGAAAAAAGAGAGACAGGTTTATTGCCCTCAGTGCCAACGGGTCGTCCGGCCTGAGGGTGTATGGTATCAGGCCCGGCACGAAGATTGTCGGGCCTATGTTTCTTGCCCTCTTTGTGGGGCAAGAATTGAAATAGACCCTATAACGACGAGACCCATAACCGTCCCCGGCCACAACGATGAGACCGGGAACGCAAGATAAAGGAGGTGTAAGATGACAGAAAGAAGATGGTTGGCAGTAGCTAGCATAAGAGTCGTCATCAAAACCCCGAACGGGGGGGAGATGACAATATGCTATACAGGAGACCACAGCTCTACAGAGGGGATAGAAGCTATCCGTGGAGCTGTGGAGAGGGCCGCGGAGAAGGCCATGTCTGCAGATGGCCTTCTAGAAAGGGTAGAAAGGGAGGTAAAAACATCATGAATGAATTCATAAAAAAGGTCAACGAGCTTCTGGACAGTTATGGCTCGGAGGCTATCCAGAAATATGACGCGGGCTATGATACCCTGTGGGGTTATAGCCCGGCTTATGTTTTCCGGGCTGTCAGAGAGGCCGGAGGTATTATCCGACTCACACGAATTCTAGAGCATGCTGAATCCAAAGAAGACAAGTCATGGACAGCATGGGCCGTTGTAGAGGCCACGCTACGAACTCCAGACGGCGAGGTGATAACTCTACAGCATGCCGGGAATAGCAGGTCTAATACCGCGGCCGGTGAGGCCCTGAAAGGGGCAATCACGAACGCTCTAGAAAAGGCCCTCTCCGTGATAGGAGTAGGTGAAAAGGCCTATATGGGCTTGCTAGGCCAAGGCCAGAATGAAGACGAGGAAAAAACACCTGAGAAGCCAATGGCAACTGTAAAACAGATAAATCTGATAGCGGCTTTAGGCCGCACCATAAAAGCAAATCCTGAGATAGAGAAGATGTGGGAATGGGAATTACATAAATTCCGCGAACAGATGAAAAGGGGGATGACGATGGCCGAGGCCTCAGCTTTTATTAAATGGTGCGATGAACATAACATCAAACCATCATGGGGGAACAAAGATGAGTGAAAAACGGATAATCTTGCCTCAACCTGGTCTAGAGGACTTTGACCGGCTCATTCCTGGCATAGGCCGGTTCATTCTAGGTGCTGTAGCCCTCATAAACTCCCAGTCTCCGTCGGAGGTGGCGGACACTATGTTAGCTTGTGAGGGCTACCTGGCCTTTGCGAGCCAGGAAAGGGCCAAAGCTGAGATAGCCAAACGAGAGCAAGAAACTATGAACTATCAGGCCCTCATAGCAACCGGACCAGATGGGAAGCCTCTCAATTCGGCGACCGCGGCCGCAGAACTGAAATATCTCACAAACGGCCGGCTCAATGAGAGCTATGGCCGGTTCAAGCTCTGGGAGGCTTTGGAGGCTCGTCTTGAGGGCCTTAGGGACACACTCCTCTCTTATCTCAGAACCCTGGAAAAGGAGAGGGAAAGAGCTGAAAGGGAAATATGACCGCCCTTTCATCTTTAACCTCCTCTTTCAGGGGAACCGGGTCCAACCCCCGGTCCCTGAGGGATTTAAGGAATAGCATGTCTGAGATCATCATAGGTGTTGACCCTGGCCTCACGACAGGGATTGCTGTCATATGCCAGGAGGAGCTTCTCCTTCTCACTGAGGGGAAGACAGATATCCCGGCTCCTAAGGAACTAGGTATTATCTGGCATAACAGATATGAGAAATATGAGAGGAGTAATATAGAGGATTTCCTGTGCTGGAATTCTGTGGTGATATACCTTGAAGTTCCCTGGGAGGGTTGGGCTAGGACAGGGGAAAAGGCTATGAATGTAGCCCCACTGGCTAAGTGCTCGTTTTATGCAGGAATGCTACATCACTGGTTCCTAGCACATCGCATAAGGGCCATAAATCTCGTGGAACCTCGTAAATGGCGTGAGGCCATAGGAGGACGCCGGGCCTCAGATGAAGCTCTCTGGCGTATATTTGAGTGGGAAATGAGAGATAAGGGATTATGGAATGATATGTATGATATTTTCATAAACAGAGAAGGAAGCTACATCCAGGCTCGTGAACATATCCGGGACGCTTATCTGATTGCCCGGTATGGTGAGGGCCTGCTAAACATGGAGAGGAGGATACCATGAAGACAAACCCCACCGAACAAGCTCTCATAGGAACACTCCTCGTGTATCCTGAGGAGTGCCCGCGCGTAATAGAGGCCATATCCATAGATGATATAGGGGGCCAAGCTGAGAAGTTGATATTTCAAGCTATACAGGCCCTCTATGATAACGGGAACAAGACCCCTGATATAACAGAGATAGTAGAGGAGCTGGAACGCCGCGGGTGGCTTCAAGCCATAGGAGGCCGTGAATACCTGGCTCAGCTTCAGGATTATGTAATATCAGCGCGTCAGGTGGATGAGTATATTGAAGCCCTGCTCAGGCGCCGGTATCGTTATCAGATCATCCGCACGGCCAATAATATCATCCAGGCCGCTAAGCATGAAGATAAGTCTTGTCTCACCGAGGCTTTTACTAAGCTGTCTGAGGCCACTCGGCAATTTTTTGCGGGTTATGAAAAGACTGAGGAATTCATCCCCATGTCCCATGTGGAACCTGAGACCCCGCAATGGGTTGTGGAAGACTGGATACCGCGGAATGGCCTCACGATTATGAGCGGTCATCCCGGCTCAGGGAAAACCTGGGCCGCGTTGGCCATGGCGGCTTTTGTGGCTTCTCAAGGGGGGCGTGTAGTAATTATCTCCACTGAGGACGCGGCCGGAATTCTGAGAAACCGCCTAGACGCAATAGGCGTGGACATCTCCAAGATAGGCGACAACATTCTAGTCCCCTCAGAACCCCTAGGCCTTCTCCTTGTTCCGGATCAGGAGGCTAGGTGGTGTGAGATAGGCCAGAAGCTCCAACCCGATCTCATCATCCTGGACAGCTTACAATCATTCTTTCCGGGACGAATAGATATTAACCGGGCTAATGAAGTGAGAGAAGCTTTAAACATCCTGGACAGGGCTTTTCCTGGCGCCGGGGTCCTGGCTCTTTACCACAAGCCTAAATCAAGCGGCGATCCTATCCTGGGTTCTGTGGACTTCAGAGCAAAAGCTCGCTCAGTGATAGGAATAGAGCAAGACCCCCTGACCGGGGAAAGGACAATGCGGATTGTCAAGTGCAACTACAAGGATATGAGCCTTATCCGACCTCTCAGCTTTCGGATTACTCCAGAGGGCTTCATGTGGGAAGGGGCCTCTGTGGAGAGTGTGGCAAGCCTCACGACTGAGGAACAGAGACATGCCGCGGAGGTAATCATAGAGACCCTCCTTGAGGCCGGGACAGAGGGCATGCTGGTATCTGACCTCAAAGCCAAGCTAAAGAGTGAGGGGGTCCCTGAGAAACTATACCGCGATACCTGGGAACGCCTGGCCATGGCCGGTTATGTTCCACGGATAGGCCGGGGCAACCCCAAGGAGAAGAAAGTAGCTTTACTTCGCCGTGAGGAAATCCCTAGGGGGTTCGTATATCATCCCCGTTCCGGGAATGGAAACGATCCAAATCGCCTAATCGCCCCTTATATATATAAGGGCGATTTGGGCGATTTGGGGAACCCTAATAACAATGCGGATTTCCAAGAGGGGTCTTCTGAGACTACCGGGCGATTTGGGCGATTTGAATTTACCCCCCCTGGGTCTGAGACAAATAACCCAGATAGCCCAGATAGCCCAAATCGCCCTAATCGCCCAACTGAGAGCTCAGAGAGGGCGATTACAAAAACAAGTCCTGACAACGAAGAGAGCTCCAAATCGCCTAATCGCCCAAATAGCCCTAATGGCCCCTCCCTAGCTGAGGAGCTAGATGCCCTAGAGGCCGAGGAGTTTCCTCTAGACCCCCCCCTCAGGGATGACTCTGGCCAATTACCTGAGAAGCTAGAGGAGGCCAAAGAGGATGAAAAAGAGGATGAGGATGACTACATACCCCCACCACCTCCTCCGGGTATAGACCCAGCCCGGTGGGAGTATGTGTGTCGTCTGTTCCGGCTAGAGGAGATACCAGATGATGAAGAGGTTCCTAAGAAGCCAAGGAGGAAAAAGCCATGATTGACAAAGAAATAGCCGTATATGACAGAAGGAAGCAAGTCAAATGTAAGTTCCACATCAAAGAGAAAGGGAATAAGCTGACCATAGAGGTGGACAGAGCTCCCGAAGTATGGCTCCCACAAATCCTCATGGCAATAACAGACAGCAATGGCCTTGATTATAGGGAGGAGCTTGCTATGCTAAATGATGGTAAGATCCACCCGTGGGGATATTGGTATGACGAACAGGGCGAAGGTTTTGATGGAGCTCTAAAGGAGATAATCCAGAAAGGAAGAAAAACATGAAGGAGAATAAAAACAGAGTCAAACCTGGCCACTGTAAGTGGTGTGGCCGCTATATCTCATCGTGGAGCGGAGTGTATAGGAGAAGCTGTGGAGCAAAATACCCCGTGTGGGAGTATTGCTCCCGTGTGTGCTATAAAGAAGCCATGAAAGCTAAGAGATATGAGGAGGTAAAGCCATGTCAAACAAAACCATAAACATAGGCATAGATGTAGATGAAGCTAGGAGGATCGTGAATGGCCTTCACGCTCTCCTAGTAGTCCTGGGAGATACAAGGGATTTTCCTGAGCTAGAATATGCCCAGGAAATCATCAGCGAATGGCTCATAGCGAAGTATATGGATAGGATAGATATGGCCAGTGAGGTAATAGAGGCCCTCTGGCGGCTAAACCATGTTCTCCTTGAGAAGATAGAAAAGACCGGGGAGCCACTACTGAGCGATGACGAAATCCCTGGAAAGGACGCGTTGGAGATGATCAGGAAAAGGAGGTAAAACCATGTCAGACAAAACCATAGGCTCTAGAAGAGGAGAGGAGAGATGAAAAAGACCAGACCAACCCTTGAAGATGTTGTTCTTCTGGTTCTTTACTATAGCGAGGGAAGAAAAATCCCTAGCAGAACCGTGTTCCATAAAACCATATACCTGTTGGACAAGATCATAGAGTTAAAGCAGTTCACGGGACGCGATCTGGGGTTTAGGTCATACTACTATGGCCCCTTTAGCCAGACGCTTGCGGATGCGGTGGCAGAGCTGAAAGGCCTGGGTTTTGTGGATGAGAAAGTGGTTGAGAGGGAGCCCTTCATCTATGGCAATACCCGTGAATCAACGAGGATTGAGTTGATTATGCCAAGGGGGGTTGAGGAAGTTGCTGAAGATCTGATAAGGACCTTTCCTGAACTCGATGAGAAGATCAGGGATGTAATTGATAAACTGAAAGCTCTCAGGGTTGATCAAAGCTACAGAACCCTATCTCTCGCGGCAAAGATTCACTACATACTTGAAAGGGAGGGATGTAAGATGAACTATGCCGAGATAAAAAAAGCCGCAGAGGAACTCAGCTGGCAACTCACTGATGATGATATAAACGGGGTAGCGCTTTTCCTGGAGAA